GGGGGACATATACGCAGAGCCGGTTGTCGTCGAGTTTTTCGCAATGATCGTATATGCCGTTTCTGCGGGACACCTTGAACCGGACGCCGTTGTCGGCGAAGAATTCGATTTCGAAATCTATGCTGTCCTCGGGAACGGGAGCCGGGACCGGATTCCCGTTGTCATCGGATTCCTGAAACTGTTCGATGAATGAAAAATCGGTTTGGTTGTTGAGTCGTATTTTTGCGGCTTTCGTTTCCATGTGCAGGTCGTTTGAGGCAAAATTAGGAGGTCGGCGTCCGCTTTGAAAGGACAAATCTTATCGTCTTTCGGGGAAAAATTCTCCGGGTATGATCTGCGGTTCGGGAAGTTCTGCCCGCTCGTAAAAACGCTGCTCGTTGCGTTCTGCGAGGTGGTATTTGAAGGTATACGCATTCAGTTCGCGTGCCGCGTGTTCGACTTTGTATTCATCTACAATGATCCGATGCCATTCGCCGTCGCGGTAAACCCAACGGTCGCGGCTTTTGATGAAATCCTGATGTTGTGCGGCCATACGCTCTGAATCGATATAGCCGGTGGAAGTCTCCCAGTAGGAGGTATAGTTGTTGGTCAGTTCCTTTTCGACCTCGGAGTTGGTGAAGGTCTCGACATCTCCCTCTGGTTTGAGAATGGTCTTTCCTTGCATCATCAGCGTGTCGAAGCCTCCCATGCCATTCACGAACCCGAAGCATTGATCGTCCATACGGTCCTTACGCAGGAGATAGCGTTGCCCGATCGGGTGGTTGGGCTTGTCGATCAAAGTCGTGACCCCTCCCGATATTTGGGCCTTTTGGCTGGTTCCGAAGACATCGTAGGCGATGGGAATGAGGCCCTTTTCTTCGCAGAATTCTTGCCAGCAGGCGCCGAAGCTCGTGTCGATCTGATTATATGTGTAGGAACCGGGGGTCTCCGAAATCTGTTTGGTGAATGTACGGCCGTCGGCGGTATAAAGCGTGGTGTGAAGTTCCATTGTCTGGTAGGGGTACGGCCGGACAAATGCCAGCCATTGCGGCTGCCGGGGTGTTGTTTCGATGATCTGCGGCTGGTGCGTCAGGAAGTTCCGGGCAAAGAAGTCGATGATTTCAGATGCCGTATCGAAAGGTTTCGATACTCCTCCCGGCATTAAGTAGCTGCCCAATTTCATACTTTCGCCACCTTTGTTAGCACTCCACGCAACCTGTGGGAGATTTTTGGTGGTTGTGTATGGACCGGCCAGCGAAGGGATAAGCCGAACCAGTTGGCGGACGTGGATGGTGACCTCCCCGTTCGCATCCGGATGTAGTTCGACATTATCGACTATCACGTTGTCGTCTATGAAATATGATATGCGCATCGGACTCTCGACTTCGGAGAAAACGATATTGCTGGCATTCTCCGTAAAGGAGACCGCATAGTGACCGCGAATTGTGAATCCCATGTTTTTTTCGTCAAATGTATGGTTTCAGAAATCGGGATGAAAGGACAATTACACCTCTACGAATTCGGCATTGGCGAATGCTACCGTTGCCTTGTCGGAGAGCGTGATTTCCATGGTCTTGATGAGAAAGAGCCGGTTGTAAAGCATGATCTTGCGCCAGAGTTTGAGTTGCGCGATGTCGGCGGGAGAAAGTACCACATCGGCCTTTACGGAGTCTTTCTTCTTTACCTGCCATTGCGCAAATGTCTCGTGGAATTTGGCATAGAGCCCGTTGGTGCCTCCGATGGCGATGGAATAACGTGTGTTCGCCATCTCGGAGCCTCCGTCGATGTAGGGCTCGGGGCGTGTGAAATAGTTTCCCTGATCGAAGAAGTTGTTTTCGATCAGTAACCCGATGTATACGTCCGAAGGGCGGTTTCCGCCGACGGTGGGAATATCGACGACGGGTGCCATGGCGCGGAGCGTCACCTGTGAATGTGTGGATTCGACATAGATGAGCGTTGCGACATTTGCCGGGATGCAAGGGGTGCAGATGAAGCCGATGTTGTTTTCGTAGCTTTGGCCGTCGCCTCCTCCTTCGGACAGCTCGACCTTGTTGACGTTGGCCTGGAATACGATGTCAATGAGTGGTATCGAGGTTTCTGTCTTGTTGAAAATAGGCTTTCCCATCACGCCCGGAGAGCGGCTCCAGTACAAGTAGGCTTTTACGGCCTTTCCCGAATAGACGTTCCCGGAGAATGTCACACGAACATCGACATAGTCGTCCGAAGTCCGGAATTTGGAGATCAGTTCCTCGTAGTTGGATGCAGAATAGATGCTCTGTGCGAGTTCTTCGCCGAAATCTTCCTCTTTGGCAGGGTCGTAGTTCTGCTCGCCGTTGGCGTATTCCAGGGAGTAGCCTCCGGCCTCTCCGGCGACGATGGCATAGATGTCCGATACCTTCTGCGTCCAGTCGATAAATGTCTTGTCTTGGAGTATCGAGCTGTTGGTGCGTACATTGTAGTATCCTTTCTCGGGGAATATCGTCGCGCAGAACATTTTGAGGATGTTGGCGATGAACTCCGCCTTTGTCATCTCGGGCAGGGCCTCCGCGGCATTGAATCCGTCTCCGATATATGGATTGTTCCTGCTGGGTGTTGTATAGGGGATGCCGTATCGGTCATTTTGCCACGCTTCGGGCTTGTAGGTTCCGAGTATGGCCATACGATCGAGATAGTCTTGGATTTGAGATGGGAAGATTAGCCTGGGGTGGATCTTCTCCAGCAGATAAGCTGCCTTGATTGCCGGAATGATATAGGGCGTATCGGTGTAGAGGTAGTTGGCGTATTTATCGATCGAAGAGCATTCCGCCTCTCCTGCGGCCGTGGGGTATTCGATCTTTGCGCTGTTGGCCTTGCGGACGATCATCGGGAGTCCGATATCGGGATAATCTCCTTTGCGGGCGTTCTGCACGAATGTTGACATTGCCATGCCTCCGTAGTCACGGCACGCTATTTCGTGGATATTCCCGGAGAATGCCTCTGTCGCATCGGCACCTACGAATGTGTATTTGAGCGTTCCGTCGGAGAACTCGTCGAACTGGAGTTCCCCGGAGAATAGTTCGAAGCCCTCGAAGATGATGGCGGCGGGAATCTTTTGCACGGCGGGCGGAATCATCATGACATCGACGAACCGGAATTCCACCTTGTTTGTCGGGGAGAGCGGGAACTCGATGCCCGTTGAGACGGTCACAGGCATGCGGTCGTCTGCGAAGAGGGGATTTTCGAGGGTGAGCGTTATCTCCTGCCCGGGTGTGATGTCGAGCGTGCGTCCGGATTCGAGACTTTTGATCAGTAACATGTCTATTTAAGTTTTCCGCGGTTCATCATACGTTCGTATTCGCGCTGCTTCTCGATCAGCCCGGCCTTGCCCATCAGGGACACATCGGCGCGGATGGGTTCGTCGAGGCGTTCGGTGAGCCTGACTACCGCCGTGTAGAGCAGCCTGACGAGTGCCGGATCAGAACCTTCGGATGCGGTGGAAACCGTCGGACTTGCATTGATCGTGTCGATTGCTTGTCCCGGGGAAATGGCTCCGCCTGCGGCATATCCGGTTGTTCGCATCATAGCGGGTAGCGTCTGCGTGAAATCGAAATCCCGGAGGCGTCCTCGCCGGCGCACCGCTTCGAACGTGTTGATGATCGGCGCGGCCGTGGGGTTCTTCATGGCCTCGTTGGGAATGACGTACTCCATGCCGTTTTCGCCAACGAGTACCGTGGGCCGGTCGATGTAGCCACGGGCATCGGGGTCGAGGTGGGCATTGAACCTCTTGCCGTCTTGCCCCCGCTCTACGGGGAAGCCGCCTTCCTCGGCGCCGGTGATTGGCGTTGCTGCGATCATGGCGATTTGTGCAGCACCCATCGCTGCCATAATGCCGGCTGGGATAAGTCCCCAGGGTATTCCCCACTCCGAGAGGGTTTTCACAACACCGGCTGCTGTGTTGATCGTTGCCTGGATAATACTCTGCTGTTTCTGACGTTTGGCCTGCTTGATTTGGAGTTCTTCCTGCTTGCGCTCGTACTCGGCCTCCATCTGCTCGACGGCCTGGGTGTGCTGTTCTTCGGTCATCAGCCCGGCATCGAGTCGGGATTGCAGTTGTTTTTTCTTGGTGTCTTGGTTCTTCTTGTACTTTTTGAGTTCGGCGTTCTCCTTGGCCGTCATCATTTTGTCGTAACTGGCATATAGGTCCATTGCCATATTAGCGGCTTCGGCTGCGGCCAAGAGTGCCATCGTCATTTCTTCGGCTCCGAATTTCCCGGCGGAGATGTTATCGAAGAACAGCGCCCAGTCATCCTGAGAGAATCCGAAGAGATTCCCTCCCCGGTTTTGTGTGAAGGAATAGCCAACTTCTTCCACCTTGTCGGCCGCTGCGTCAATAGCTCCTTCCACCTCTTTGATGCGGCGAATGAGGTCATTTTTCTCCTGCTCGGAGAGGAGTGACGTGTCGAGATCAATCGTTTGGAGCACGCCTTTCAGGTCCCGAAAGGCCATCATCCCGGAACCGCTCAGCGCTTGGAGCTGCGTGAGCGTCGAGCGCAGGTATTCCTCGTCGAAGGCTTTGAGTTCATTGATTTGTTGCTGTTTGAGCCGGGCTCGTTCT